GGTTGGCGTGACGCAGCTGGTCGATGCGGATGACCTGGTCGAAGGTCTGCATCGCCTCTTCGTTGCCTTCCAGCGTGCGGTCGCCGGCCACGCCGTCACCCTGCAGGTCGGCCAGGAGCGTGATCACGGCGCGAGCGCCCTTCTCAGACTTCTTCAGCTCGGTGATGTGTTGGATCAACGCGTTCGGGCCCTTGCCCATGAAGCGGTTGACGAACGACATGTTGCGGGCCTGCTTCCACAGGTCCATCGACCAGATGGTCTTCTGCTCGGCGGTGAGCAAACCGAAGTTGGTGAGCATGTGCTGCCCCTTTCGTTAGAACGGAATGAGAGTTGCGACTGATCTGCCGAATCTCGCTTCGACTTGCGAAAGGCGAAGCTGCTGTCGTTGAGCTTCGATCTACGTTAGAGCTAATCGTACACCACGAAAAAGCCGGCGCAAGGCCGGCTCGTGTTTTCGGGTCCGCTCGGGCTACGCCGGGCCGTCGCTCTCGCTGGGCGTGCACCAGACCTTGCGGCCGACCGTGGGCTTGATGGTCGCGCTCATACCGTGTCGCCCCGGAGAGTGGCCAGGTCAGCATCCGCCAGCGAGGCGAACGTCTTCTGGTCCATCTTGATCACGTCCTGCGCGACCAGCTTGCCGCCGGCCTTGTCGCTGTCCTTGCCGACGCCCAGCGGCGTGGCCGGCTGCTTGCCGGCGGCATCGACGGCCTTCTTGACGGCTTCGCCCTTGCGCTCCTCGCGCACGGCCTTCTGCACGTCGTCCTTGTCCACGCGCACGTTCACCGTGGTGGCGTCGTCCTGCTTGCCGGTGGCGGGCTTGAGCAGGGTGCGGACGGCCTTCTGCAGCGCCTCGGCGCGCGAGTACTTGTTCGTCGCCAGGTAGCCCTCGAACAGCTCAGAGACCTCGGCCACTTTCTCGCGGTCGTAGTCGGCGTGGTCCGGGTTCAGCACCGGGAACGCTGCCTCCAGGCGCTCGACCGTGGTGTCGTACTTCACGCGCTCGTAGGCACGCGCCTCGGCAGCCTGGGTCTTGAACTCGGCCTGCGCCTCGACGACCGAGCGCTCGGTGCGGCGGATCTCGGCCATCTTCTCGGCCGCCTTGCCCACCTCGCCCTTCTCCAGGAGGCTCAGGTACTCCTTCTCCATGGCGATGAGGCGGTTCTCGGTCTCGGTGAGCTGCTCGCTGGTCTTCAGGGCCTCCTGGCCCTGCTGCATCGTGGCCAGCTGCCGCTCCAACACCTCGCGGCGCTCGCGCTCCTTGCGCAGGATCTCCTGGTGGCGCTCGACGGGGATGTGCGGGAGCTTTTTGCCCTTGGGCTCGGGCTTCTCGTCGTCTTTCTCCTCGCCCTCGGCGTCTTTTTCCTCGCCGTCAGTCTCGGCGGCCTCCGCCTTCGGTTCCGCCTTCGGTTCCGCCTTCGGCTCGGGGTCTGCGGTGCCCACGAAGAGGTCACCGCGGTCTGCCCCGCCGCCCGTGGACTCGCCCGTCTCCGGGGCCATGAGGCGCGCGTGGCGCATCAGCTTGTGGATCAACATCTTCAGTTTCCTTGCGGGGTGGGAGAAGGTTTCGCTGCCTGTGCCGCGGCAGCCAAGCGGTCGGACTCTGCTTTCTGGGCGAGCTGGGCCTCTTTCATCTCCAGCTCCGCCCAGTCCATCTCTTTGTCGTGGTCCAGGCGCTCGCGCTGCAGCTGCAGGTCGCCCTGCACGCGCACCATCTGGCTCGGGTCGTGGCCCTGGTCCTGCTCAGGGGGCGTGGCGGCCTCCTTCTGGGCGGCCACGGCCTCCTTCTGGGCCTTGGCGCGCTTCAGCTCGGCGTCCGCCTGCTTCTGGGTTGCCTCGGCCTCGACCTTCGTGACCTCGGCCACCTGGCCGCGCTGCTGCAGCTGGGCCAGCGCCTGGGCCTCCGGGCTCTCCTGGTCGCCGCGCATCTTCTTGAGGATGTCCGCCTTGTTCATCAGGCGGCTGTTCTCGATCAAGGTCTCGTCCGGGATCGCCACGCCGACCTCGCGCAAGCTCAGGGCCTGCTCGAACTGGCTGTCCTCCAGGGTTTCGCGCTGCGGCACGGAGCTGATCACCACGTCGTACTCGCCCAGGGTCAGGTCATTGACGATCCGCCCCTCCGGCGTGACCTGGTTGATCGTCAGCTCCTCGGTCTCGCCGGTGATGCGGTCCTTCGTGATCGTGAGCAGGCGCTCCTCGGTGTAGAAGCCCTGGATGATGTCCAGGGTGTGCCGGGCGAGCAGGAAGTCGCTGCGCACGAGGCTGTCGAGGGGCTTGGCCAGGTTCGTACTGCCGGCCTGGCGCTTCGCCTGAATCGCCTTCGCCGCCACGTCCTCGCGGTCGAAGCCCTGCTGGCTGTCGCTGACCCCCGAGATGCTCTTGATGTGCTCCTCGGCCTTGTAGCTGACCCGGTCGAGGCCCTGCGGGACCTGGTTCGGCGAGATCTTCTGCACGTCCTTGTCCGGGTCGCCGTTCACCTCGATCACGAGGCCGGTCTCCGCGCCGCGCTGCTCCAGCTCTTCGGGCGTCATGTTCGCCAGCGAGCCCTGACGGACCTTGTAGCCGCTGTTCGCCGTGGTGTTCACGACGTGCAGCTCCTGGCTGGAGACCTTGTTCAGCAGCTCCTGGGAGCCCAGCAGGTTCTCGACCAGGCCGATCGTGGTGCCGTGGCGGAAGAACGGGAAGTACGGGATCAGCGTGAAGCGCTTGAACGGGCTCCAGTCGTCGTGCAGCACGACGTTGTCCGCGACCACGGTCCAGCGGATGCGGCTGATCAGCTTCGTCGTGACGGCGAAGCCGTACTTCTCGACGTACCAGTTGATCTTGTTCGCGTCGAAGTCGTCGGGGATGGCGCGCATGTCGCCGGTGGCCGGCGCGACGAAGTGCTTCTGGCGGTCGAGCTTCTTGTGCTGCCGCTCCAGCACGCGGATGTTCCGCGTCACGCTGGAAAAGTCGCCGTCCGCCCCGCGCCAGCCGCCGCCCGGCTGTGTGCCGAAGCGGTCGCGCATGTCCTGGAAGCTGTCGAAGCCGTAGGGGCTGATCGTTGAGTCCCGATTGCGCAGGTACTCGGCGTCGGCCTTGTTGTAGAGCACCGCGATGTCGTCAGCGGTGAGCCACTTCGTCAGGAGCGTGTCGCGCCAGGTGTCGGGGTCGTACTCCTCGGCGTCCGGGTCGATCACGACGTTCTTCGGGTTCGGCTTCGTGATGCGGACCTCGCCCTGCATCGAATCCGTGAAGTCCAGCCGCACGTCCAGGAAGCCCCGGCTCGTGATAATCCCGTCCGCGAACATGTCGCTGCGCTGCCAGTCGAGCTGGTTGTTGTCCGAGATCTGCTTGAAGACCTTCACGAGGGCCTCGGCCACCTCGGCGGGCGCGCCGCTGCGTGGCCGGAAGCCGATCTCGGAGCGCTGGTAGATCTGCTCGCCCATCACGTTCGCCAGCGTGCTGATGATCTTGTTGATCGTCAGCGCAGGCCTGCGGGCGAGCTTCAGGGCAGCCAGGTCCTCAGCGGTCCACTGGTTCCCGATGAAGAACTGGTCGCACTTCGTGGCCTTCTGGACAAAGTCCAGGTGGCCGTTGTCGCGGCAGTACGTGTAGCGATTCCACGTCTGGTTCGCCAGCTCAATGTTGACGGGCATGTCTCTAGTCCTCTGCGGTCACGCCGCCATGTGGCTTGCGCCCCGCCCGCTCAAGCCCTTGAGCTTGTCGCGCCAGGACTTGGGCTCCTGCGTCTTCGGCCGGCGCGGCGGAGCCCGGTTCATGCACAAGTGCGTCGCCCAGGCCAGGCTGTCGACGCAGTCGTCGTGCACGCCGGCCGGGAACCGCAACATCTCTTGCCGCACCACGTCGTACCAGTCGCCTTCTGCGTTGAAACTGACCATCCCCTGCTGCATACGTCCCTGAAGGGGCCGTGCGCGGGCCATCTTGTCGGTCACCGGGGTGAGCACCTGCACCGACGGGTAGAAGCGCTCCTCGTGCATCCGTTTCTTGAGCAGCACGGCCATCGTCTTGTAGATCTGACCGTCCTCGAACCCTAGAACTAAGTTAGAACTATACCAACGACGACATAGAGCGAGGATCGAGTCCACGATGAACAACGCGTCGCCGCTCTTGAAGCGCAGTACCTCCGCGACGTGCAGCATGTCGTCGGGGTCCTGCAGCAGCACGGAGCCGACGGTGAAGTCGTTCTGCTTCTTCTCGCTGATGGCGAAGTCGAACGCGATGTAGGTGTGGCAGGCCTTGCGGTTCGGCAGCCCGGCGCGCTTGAACTGTTCCTTCAGGAAGTACGCGCCGTCATCCGGTACCGGGTTCTGCTGGTACAGGGCACTCCAGAAGCGGTTCGGGATCGTCTTCTTGATCCGGTTCAGCTTGATCCGGTCGTAGCGCTCCGGGTGCAGGGGCTGGCCCTTCGCACGCTTGAACCGCAGCTTCGACACGTCGTAGCCCTGCTTGCGGGCGTTGTCCGCCGCGGCGACCTCGGCCACGGACTGCGTGAGCGGATCCGTCTCGGTCACCTCTGGGGCCGTGGTGCTGATCCGCACGATCTCGTCGGTGGTCATGTCCAGCCACTCGTCCGCCTCGGCCACGGCCGGGTACTTCACGACCTCGAACTGATCCGCCTCGGAGTCGTTCTGCATGGCGAGCTGCAGGCGCCCGGCCAGGTCGTCGTCGTGCCACCAGGTCTGCACGATCAGCACGCCGCCGCCCGGGGCGAGGCGGGTGTAGGCGGTCGAGCCATACCAGTCCCAGATCTTCTCGCGCAGGTCCGGGCTGTCCGCCTCCTCGGCGTTCTTCAGGGGGTCGTCGATGATCAGGACGTGGGCGCCCTTGCCGTTGATACCGCCGCCCACGCCGGCCGCCACGTAGCCGCCACGGGTGCCGTCGATGCCCCACTCCTCCGCGCCCTGAAAGCTCGGGTTCAGCCGAGTGGCGAACACGTTCTCGTAGGCGGAGTCCTGGATCGTCTCCTTCACCTTGCGGCTGAAGGACATCGCCAGGCTCACGTTGTACGAGCAGGCGATCACCTCGTGGTCCGGGTGCCGCCCCAGGTGCCAGGCCGGGAACATGCGGGAGGCCAGCTCGGACTTCCCGGCGCGCGGCGGCATCAGGAGCATGAGCCGGGGGCTGAGGCCCTTGGCCACGTCGTCGCTGAACTTCTCCAGGCGCTGGGCGATGTCGTGATGGGCCCAGCCAGCCAGGTAGCGGGGGTTGATCCGCTGCGTGAAGGGGATCAGCTTGCGCTTGCAGAGGATCCGGAGGGCGAGTTCACGTTGGGCTGCTGCTTGGGGGCTCGTCGTGGAAGCGGAGCCAGAAGTCGATGTGCTCGGCGGACCAGCCTTCGGCGCGCTTTTGGCGGATGACTGTGTTCCGCCGGCAGTCGATCGGCCGCCCTTCGAGGTAGGCGGCGAAGTTGAGGTATTCGAGGCCGTCTTGGCCGATGAGCGGGGCATGGACATCAATCGTCGGATCCATCGTCGGCTTCCTGATGCACAAGGGCCTCGACGGGCCCGGAGATGAGCTTCATCAGCTCCTCGTCGCTCATGGTTTCGAGCTTGCGCACAGCGATCTCGCCCTCGACGGTCAGCTTCACCTTCTTCTCGACCGGGGCGAAGTAGCCACACATCTGGCCGATGGTTTTCCAGCCGGTGATCACGGTCGCGGGCTCGGCCATCAGCTTGGCCATCTCAATGCCCTCTAGCAGCCCATCCATGACCTTCTTGCGGGTCATCTGGGAGGCTTCCTCGTAGAGGCGCTTCTCTTCGTTGTAGAGGGCGATGGCCTGGGGGAAGTGGACGAGCCTATAGGCGTAGGAGGCGCCGTCGCCGTAGCCCGCACGGGCGCTGGCGCTGGTGATCGACTCGCCCTGGGCCCAGTACTTCACGAACAACTTGGCCTTGTCGGTGAGCGGCTTGTTCGGGTCGATGGTCTCGGCGATCAGGGCGACCGGGATATTGGCCGCGTTCTTGTACTTGCGCCGGTTGTCAGCGATGTGGGGCTCGCGGTCAGCGCTGGCGCCGCGCTTTCGGGTGACCTCTTTTGTCACCACTTTCATGCCGCGGCCGGTGCCCGAACGGTTGAGGCCGCCAGGTTGCGGAGGGATGCGAGCAGTCATAGCGCGGGAGTGTAGATCTAAGTTAGACGCGCGGATTTTCTGCGAAATTTTTTGAGAAGTGGCTTAGAGACGAAGGGTGGGCAGGTCGGGGATTTCTGCTGGGCCTGGAGAAATAAATCCTGAGCGCGGAGAGACGGAGGGGTTGAGTTCTGGGTGCGAGGTGCGCGGTCGGCCGCGTGAGTCTCCCCTTCCACCCCGCGCTAAGCACCTCCCCACTTCGGATTCGGATTTCAGCTCCGACCGAAAGGATGCTTAGTGCCGGGGGGTGGGGTCAAGCATCGAATGAACAGCAGCACTCGTTCCTCGTGCTGCGTCGCTGCGCTTGAGCATCTTTAACTCGTTCAGGAGAACGACATGTCCAAGCGCCTCACCCTCGCCCAAGTCACTGCACAGCTCGAAGCAGCCAACGCTGCGTACGAGCGCCTCGCTGCCGAGCGCGACTCGCTGCGCGCCGAGTGCG